GCTTTGAAGCTAAGTTTAGTAACCAGTTCTCTAAGCGTTGCCATCATCTTTTACTTGCCTTTTCAGCGTCTATTCTCTGAAACTCTGTAACGTCTTCTCTCATATCCAGTATAGCATTAAGCTTTAAAACATCACCTAGGCTATATGTTGAGCGTATCTCTTCAAGCGTGGCTACCTTAGATACAACTAACCGCCATATTAACCATTCGTTGCAAATATCAATCGACAGTTTACCGTATTTTTTAGTGTCATTCGCTACTTTACGGCTTGGCTGCCAATAATCCCGAACAAAAAACCGTTTGCTTGGCAAACCTCCCAAAAAAGACTAAACATTTCGCTATAGTTCCCTGCGAAGGTATCACCTATTGTTTCACGGTTAATTATTACGCCATCACGAACAACCAAGCCCCCAGCGGTTAATACATCAATCACAATAGAAAGGGTAGGGTCATTAACTCTAATATCAGCTATCATTTGCTGAATAAATACTTGACTATCAATAAGGGGAAGCAATCTAGCCATATTTTTTAACGTCAATTGCTGGTCTCCAAATTGTTCAATATCAACTTTTTTTAACATCTCAATAAAGCCAGTTCCAACTAGTACCAAAAGCCTAGCCCATAGGGCTAGACCTTGTTCACATGGCATTGAAACTACTTTATATCGTGCATTACCGATAGGAAACTCTGATATTCTGCCAGTCATTGATTAAACGCCTTTCAGATTAATAACATTGTCAGATGCAATAAAAGTATACTGGTATCCATCGTCTACGGTCTTCAAGCCAACGTCGGGGGTTTTCTTTAAAGTGGCAACACCTAGAATGGTTGACCCATTACTACCGTTTTTAAAAAGAAATGGTTGAGACCCTTTAAAACTAGGGAATAACGCCCCCAATGCCGTTACTGAAGGACTGCCAGCACTTAATGTAAACGTGATAGTAGCCAAGTAAGGTAAAGCATTAACCGTTGTAAAATTATCAGCACCAATAGAAGCGGAGGCACTATCACCGTCGGGTGTCCACATAGGTTCGCCACCATCAGCAAAGCCACCCATAGGAAAGCCACCTAATACTAGCGTGTGTTTTGTAGCATCGTTTGAATAAGTTCCAGTCATTGAATTAACCCTCCTAGACGCTTACAACGCCAGTAATTAACGCTTTATTGATAGCACCAGCAAGCCGAGCTTCAAATGTAACACCTTTAAGAATTCTATTAGAACGGTCAACCGCCTGCGTATCACCAATAGCGATAGCAGTAACAGTGTAAGAAGCTAAGAAGCCAGTTTTAACCGCAATGTCAAGCGTATAACGGACTCTTTCTTCAACCAAAGCGATACCAGCCTCGGTGTAAGGTACTTTTTCGTTTCTATCCGCTTTGCTAGTGATTAAATCGTAGACGTTTTCAGCAATCCGACTTTCTAGCCAAGCTACACCGTGGATAACATCAATCCATTCACCACCTAGCATTTTACCGCCCTGTGTGCGTGCAACAATGTTAGCATTATCTGACTTAAGAATATAGTTAGTGTTTCTGTCTTCAAGTACACCAATTTCAGTTTGAGTGAACTTTGTACCAGCGATACCAACTAACACTTGCTTTACCCAGTTGTTCGAGCCGGGTGCCGTGGTGTTGGTTTCGGGAATAGTTAAGCTACGCCCAATTGCCCCAATCTCTGGGAATATGCCGTTGGTTCTACCAACTTTGTAAACCTGTGAATCGTCATACATGCCAACAAAATCGTTGTTAGTGGCTTTAATAACACTTGATGCGTTGGTAGTGTTACCGCTGTTTACAATATCCGCATCATCTGAACGGAAGAAAGCAATCTTTTTGCCAGCAAAGCCAGCCACTGTAACTGCAAAAGCAATCTGTACTGCCTTATCGGTGGATTGAATCGCAATCGCATAGAAGCCATCGTCAACCACACGGATAGCCGTTAGTGCCTGCGTGTAAGTTTCACCACTTGCTTTGTAGCCAATCTTAAACCTTTTAGCGTTGCCACCTTGAGAAAAGAAGGCTTGAGCCGCCAAGTATTCGGGGTCTGTTACAACGTATTTAGCCAATACTTCATCTAATGAAGAATAAGTAGCCATACGGATAACAGGGGATAACACTGTTTCACCAATAAACAAAGGGATTCCAAAGCTTGAACGCTCTACAAATGTTGTATCCCTTGTTATAATAACTTCAATTGTATCTTTAACAACTTGGTCTGCCATTTAGTAAACCTCCAAAGGGCTAATAGGTATAAGTAATAGTGGTTTCAGTTAAATTACCATCAACGTTGCCGTCAATCTCAACAGTTTCTATAGTGCTTTCATTGTACACTATTTCTTTACTTGCTTCAAACCCTAAAGCTAAAACAAATCTTGGTTGATACTGCCCTCCAATAATTTCACTAATATCTGTAGATGGTTGTAACACTCGTTTATAACTAATATCTTCAGTAAAAAGAACATGGCGTTTATTTGCATCAACCAAACCATCTAAAATAGACTCTGCTAATGCTTCCGCCGTTTCAATCTGATTGTTTATACCGTAGCAGTTAATGGTAACGGTAAAATCAAAGATGCGTCTAACCTTAGTTTCATTGCCTAAGCTTGTACCCAATGGGATGTTAAAATCCCGATTGACAACGGATGTTATTTTTAAAGTACAATACCGCCCACTAGGGGCTGGGGCATTTTGGAAGGGGCGTACAACTTGTACCCCTGTTAAATCTGCAAAGTATGGTATCAGCTCATTATATAGCCACTCCATTATAAAACCCTCTGCACAATATATTTGTAATGGTCAACAATGCCATTTTGCCAATCATGCCGTGCTACCACTTCATAGTTTTTGCTGTTAATTACAATGGTATCACCACGAAGGCTTGTAAGCTCGTCTAAAACTGTTAGGTTACTGTTTGTATATAAACAATAGCTTTCAACGCTTCTGCGGTTTTCAGGGAGGGTCTTCACGTCCTTACCAAGCAACGGTTGAACGCTTGCCTGTATGGTAATAACCCTTGATGTTGCACCATCAACCCATTTTCCAGCGTCATTATATGAACCAGCTAGTTTGCGTGTTACTTTTAGCGGTCTACGGAAAATCACTTGGTTTTTACCTCATAATTGATTTCTCTTTTTAAAACACCATCATCAATAAGTGGTTTATCAGACCCTTTGCGTTTAATCGTAACAGGGCTGTTAGCAGGCGTTGTTATTGAGTCAATCTTGCGTTTAATATCCGTCATCATTCTACGCCCTAATATATCTAATTCCGTTTGAGTGCGTTGTTTAGACAAAAGCATATCTTCAAGGTTTTTATCAATGGTATCAATCCACCGTCTACCTTGTTCATCATGCGTTGTGCCAACAAACGGACGAGCTGGTATTTTGCCTGTTCCAAACTCGTTATAGATAGCATATTCAACCACTGGTACACCATCGGCGGATAGCGTTTTATTATCTGCCAATATACCAGCTTTCACATAAACCCCGTTCAATAAATCTAAAGCGGTGTTAAATTTACTAAAATTATTACGGTCTTTTTTCTCATACTTCATAAGCGTTACTAAGCCCCACGCCTACACATCCTCTGCATAGTTCACGATATATTTTACCGTAAGAGGTTAAGTCTAATTCATTACCACTCGATGAGGCTTGAGTGTTAGCATACGTTACGCTTAAATCACCCTCGGTACGCCCTGTTATAAATCCACTATCGCCGTTTCTATTAGCCATTGTGAACATATGACAAGCCATATAAGCCACTAGGTAATTGCGTTTATCGGGGCAAAAAGAAGCCCCTACTCTTAATTCAGCTAATTGAAGTAAGCCAACAATAGCAGGCTCTGTCATGCAGATACTACCATTGCTGATTGTTTCAACTAATTGTAAAGGAGTAAGGGCTGTCATTGTTGCTATTTACCTTTAGGTGTTGCAGGAGCTTTAGGAGCTTCTTTTACTTCAACGGCTTCAACCACAATTAAGCCATGCTTAACGTCGTTTAAAAAGCCACCTTGGCTATTCAATACCGATAAATCAGCGTCAGAAAGCTGGTTTTCACCAGCTTCTAACCGAATGCCACATAGTTGGTAAGCTCCGCCTTGGTTAAGTGTTACTTTTGGCATACTAGATACCCCAGCGACGCAAGAACGCTTTAGGGGTAGTGATTTTAGCACCACCATTACGACCCATAGCAATAGTAGTAAAACCAACACCATCGAACACTGGTTGACCTAATTGATAAGGAATAGGGGCAATCAATTCAATAACGCGAGCATCTCTGTTATTGCAAAGCAAGAAACCATCTGTACCGCCCGAGAACGCACCGTTTAAGGTAACATCCCAGTCTACAGTGATTTCAGGGAAGTACATATTGAACACTTGAAGAATAGTCATCAAGGTGTCGTTGTTGAACTTCGTCGTTGAAATACGTGTGTAAGCAGTGGAAGACATAACCAATAACGTAGGCTGTTCAAGCATCAGCGTACCGTTACGCATCGTATTAACCGCATCGCTAAGGTCTTTCAACACTTCATCAGGCGTTTTTAATGCCCATGTAACACCACCGACCCCAGCAGCTACTGCTGCACCGTCAATGTTAGGGTTGTTTAAAATACCAGTAATGCCGTTAGCGGTATCACCTAACCAAAAAGCCGTGTTGTGCAAGTTGAAAATATCTTGAACAGCACCTTCTGCTTTTTGGCTAGGAATGTTGAACTTACTGGAACCAACACGAGCCAAGTCTTCTACAGTGTACTGAAACCCTGTTTTAATTGGCTTAATGTTTTGGGTAACTTCATCCCCTGTCAATTCAGACATTGGAATATCTAGGGAGCCTTCAGCTACGAACCTAGCCCGACCAACTCTATCGCCTGTTTTAAAGACGTAGTTTTTAGCCATTGCAGGAATGCCACTAGCAACTGGGAATAACTGTAACGCTTTACCAGTGGCATACTTTTTTTTGTACACTTCGGTAGAAACATACTCAAACTCACGTTTAAAGTTAGGCGTTTCGCCAGCGTCTAAATTGAGATGAGAGCTTAATGCACCCAGTGAATACTGGCTTAATTGATAAGTCATTTTAATAACTCCTTACAAGTCTACGTCGATTTCAACGAGGGTATCAGTACCACCGCTGTGAAACTTACCAACTAACAAGTTAGAGCCAACCGTAGCGGTAAAATGCCCTTGAGTAGCACCTACTGCAACAATAACGTATGCTGGAGCTTCGGCAGTTACTGCCCCAACGGCTCTACCCCAAATACGCCCTTTTCTAAGCACTGGCAATAAATCACCTGTGGCAACAGAAGTAGCTGTTTCATTGATACCGCTATGGTTAAATACCGTAACGCCACGCAATCTACCGCCAGCAACTGCAAGCCGAACTTGCTCATCAGTAGCACCAACAGTAACACCACGCCCAAACTCTAAGCCTTCTTGAGCGGTGTAGCTATCAATAGTCCTATCTTGAGCGGTTGAAACGAGCCCAGCTAAAGCAACGGCAGGTCTCATTGTATAACTAGTTTGAACTGGCATTATTTACCACCTCCACGTTGTGCGTTTAACATAGCAATTTGAGCATCAGGAGTAAAGGCTACATCTTCTTTTTTATCCGTGTTAATCGAATGTAGCTGTTCACGCTGTTTATTCAAGGCTTCCTCATCTTTCGATGGTAAAGCTTCAATAATCGCATCAAACCGAGCAGATACATAATCATCTGATTTTGCAGACAAATCCATATCGGCGTTTTTTGCTTTAATCACGGTTTCTTGAACTTCCCGAGCGGGCTTGCTAGCCAATGAATCAACATTAACTACACGCCCAGCTTTTGCCAACAATTCAACGTGTTGGGCTACTAAAGAAGCGATAGCATCAGAATTAACTTTAGCCTCTGCTTCTAATTTAGCTTTTACAGTTTCGTCTAGTTTAGCCTGCAACGAATCAACGTTAGCTTTAGCTTCAACTAATGCCTTTTCAGCATCAAGGCGTAAAGCCTCTTGCTTTTCAAGGTGTTTAACAACTTCAGGTGATGCTTTGTATTCCAACCCATCCACCCGAAGCGATTGTAAGTTATCCGTCATCGCGGAAACCTCCTCTGCTTCATCTACCACCACCTGCACGGCTGAACCGTCCATGTTTATTCGGGCATCACGCCCAGCACGCCCACGCTCAACTATAGCCAGATGGTTATAATTGATGTTTGTTTGGCGATGCGTGTAAACTTCCCCATTATAGATACCATCTTCCTGTACTAAGTCTAATGTGTACCCTAGGCTTAATTCTCTTTTACGCTTGCCTTGAATGGCTTTCACTGCGTCTTTGTTGGTAACAGTGAAGGTAACTGCTATATTACCATCTTGAACCACTACGGTTTCACCAATTGACCCGACGCTATACTTATCGGCGTTGTTCACATTAACCACCTCATGGGGATGGTCGTTTGTAACTGGTTTAAGCTTTAAGGTATCAAGGCTATCTTGCCTTAGCACTTCGTCGGGATGACGCAATTCTAACCGCTTTGTTCCATCGGCGTTAATGTACTCAAACACGCCAGTTCTAGTTACTACCGCATTACCTGCAATGTAGCCTTCGGGCGTTTGTTTCATTTTAAAAGCGGAACGGTCAAACCTTGTTTGCATAGTCTACCCCTATTGTTTAGTTATGTAACTTTAGTATAGCCTATCAGTTTAATAAAAACAACTACTAGCTAAACATCTAACTTTAGTTGTTTACGGTTTGCTAAACTTTGTGCGTGTTTAATGCGTGCCTCTGCTATGGCTAGGTATTCACTGCTTAACTCAATGCCTGTGAAATTGAAGCCTTCAAGCATACACGCCTTGCCAGTGCTACCACTACCCATAAAGGGGTCTAACACCGTGCCATTAAGTGGTGTAATGAGCTTGGTAACGTACTGCATTAAAGCGGTTGGCTTAACCGTTGGGTGGAAATTTGAACGCATCGGGTGGTTGGTTGGTCTGTTTCCCCTTGTCTCTTCTCCGCCTCCCATAGCACCACCTTGTTTTAACTCAAACCCTTCCAGCCCCTCATCCCTGTCCGCTTTGCTTGCCTTGGCACAATAGAAGTAACGGCTGGCACTGCCTTGGTCATCATGCCCATTTAGTGCGTAGCGTTCCATATTTCCACCACTCATACAATTATTATCTGAAGGTTTACGATAGCTTATTCCTTTAGGGCTTTTCGTCCACGGCATACCGCCTGTAGCCTCTTCGCTCCCATCGTGAATAAGGTTAGCGGGGTAACGCCCTAATGGGGAACTAGCACCACCCCCACTTCTTATTGAGCCCATCCCAAAGCTTTCAAACCCACTACCTGTATTAACCACTCTTTTTGTCCCTAAAACTTTAGAAAACTCGGTTGCTTCAACCCGACACGCCCCTATGTTCAATCCACCCACGCCGTGTTTAAGCACGTTATTAACCACCGTGCCATTTAACGGCTTGCGTGCTAGTATAATCGGCTCATAGGCAGGCTTTAGATTAGTATTCCATCCA